CACTCGGGCTTCTCTTGGATACTCTCAAGTTCCTCGGCGGGAGCCTCAACGGGTTGATTGGGGTCATTGGGGAGGTCAATAGTCTTGAGACCACCCTTCTGGAAACCACGGAAAGTCTGAAGCATACCCTGGAGACGGAACACCTCCTGGGTCATCTGCTCGATGTTCATCTCAAGCTTCTTAATGTTTTCTTCAACGTCGACAATAGGCATTTACTCATTTAAAGTTTGTACCCTTTAAATAAGTAAATCATGACCACTCTCACTAGGACTGGGTGTCTAGTGAGTGAGGGTCCACTCCAAGAAATTAAAAAAGAGCTAACCGTAAGACCCCAAGTCAATGGGGACTATGGATTTCCTCCACCGCCTTTCAAGGTTTTTAGACCAACAAAGAATGGAGTGTGTGTTCCCAGATTCTACGGAAGTGCTAAGCTTGGAGAACCCAAGTACGACAAGCGACCCGAACCCACCCGAATTAGAGCAAAGTTCGCTGGACAGCTCAGAGACGCCACACACCAAAACGAAGCTCATGCAGCAGCAATTAAAGCAGGGCATGGTATCCTTTCTCTACCATGCGGCTATGGGAAGACGACGGTATCCCTGGCTATAGCTTGTACGTTGGGATACCGAACGATGATTGTTGTTCACAAACAGTTTTTGGCAGACCAGTGGAAGGAGAGGATTCAACAATTCTGTCCAGGTGCCACTATCGGCGTTGTTCAGCAGGACAAGAAGGAGGTCAATTGTGACTTTGTCATCGCGATGCTTCAGTCTCTCTCCTTAAAAGAGTACTCATTCACTGATTTTGACACTGTGGGTACTCTCATCGTGGATGAGGCGCATCACATATGTGCAAAGGTGTTCAGTCAGAGTCTCTTCAAATTATGTCCTCGACACATATTCGGTCTCTCAGCAACCCCTGAGAGGAAGGATGGTCTCACTAAAGTGCTTCATTGGTTCATGGGACCCACCTTCTTTGCTGTAGAGAGGAAAAATCAGGAGCAGGTTGAGGTGTTTCCAGTCATCTTTGAATCTCCAAACTACAGGAATCCACCACCCTCCATGAGGAATGGAAAGATTTCTATGCCCAACATGATTACAGAATTGGTTGAGGACAGACAAAGAAACAAAATGCTCGTCGAACTCGTGAAGAAAGCTTCAGCTGGAACGAGACAACTTCTCGTTCTCAGTGACAGAAGGCATCACTGTGAACTCCTCCACCAATGTTTCCCCAAGACATCTGGTCTCTACATGGGTGGTATGAAAGAGGCTCAACTTCAAGAGTCTTCAAAGAAGAAAATCATCTTCGCGACGTTCAGTCAAGCTCACGAAGGCTTGGACATCCCAACCTTGGACACTGTCATTCTCGCATCACCAAAGTCTGACATTACCCAAAGTATTGGTCGAATTATGAGAGAAACAAAGGGTAAGAAGAATAATCCACACATCTACGACGTTCACGACCCGTGGTCTATCTTCACGGCCATGTACTACAAGCGTACGAAAGTGTACCGCCAAGGTGGTTTCAAGATTCATGGAAAGGTGGCTGAAGAAAAGCCCGCATTCCCTCAGGGAAAATGCCTGTTTTTAAATCTGAACAACTATTAAATGTCTGGTGCATTGATACAACTCGTCTCCAAGGGTGTTCAAGATGTATATCTCACGAGCGACGAGGGACATTCTTTTTTCCGTATGAAGTTTGCTCGACACACAAACTTTTCACAAGCTCCCAAGTTTATTAAGACAATCAACACGAACGACACATCCATCCAGATTCCAGTTTTGGGGGATGCCATCAATGGATTGTGGTTTGAATCGTCGACCAGAAATGGAAACATCGCTTCAAACTTGTTCTACAATTCCACCGTAGACCTCTTTATAGGTGGACAAAAGGTTGACTCACAGCACTATGATTATTATTCGGACATCTGGCCTAATTATCTGGCTGACACCTACAACAAGTCACAAGAGCTGAACAATAAGACGTCGAGTGCCAACTTTACGTTTTTACCTCTTCACTTCTTCTTCTGTGACCACAAGGCATTCTTGCCCCTCGTGGCACTTCAGAATCATCAAGTTGAGATACGAATCAATTTCGATGAGACAAATGTGGCAGGTATAAACGAGATAGATAAACAGGCAAAGTTGTATGGTAATTACATCTACCTAGATAAAGAGGAGAGAGAGTCAATGACTCGGCGTCAGATGGATTTTGTCATCACACAGTCACAGCGTCTCGAAAATGAATTGGAAACAGTCAGTGATAACACGACTGATAGGGGTGGGTACAACGTTGTTGACATTTCGAGCTTCAACCATCCCGTGAAGTCTCTCTTTTGGGGTTTTGGTGCTTCGAGTGATGATTTCGCGAACGACCGTTTCACATTCTTAAATGCTGACATTCAAATCAATGGTACACCCCTCCTTGAAAATATGACCCCTGTCTACTTCCACACGATACAAAACTACTACAAGTCTCAATACGGTCACAGTGAATTTATTCCTGAAACTGAGGTACTCCTGTACACGAGGTTCTTCGGATACCACTTCTGTCTCAATGTCTCAGACTACAACCCATCAGGTTCCTGCAATTTCAGTCGCCTCGATAATGCCAAGCTCGTCTTGCGTGGTGTCGAAAAGGGTAACCAAAGACCTGCCAACCAATCACTTTTTGTTTATGCCGTAAACTATAACATCCTCAGAATCAAAGATGGTTTGGCTGGAATTTTATTCGGTAACTAAAGTATATGGGTAGGACAGTTCGTTTCGACCAGATTTATGTAGCCAGTCTGGACGCAGACCCTACAGAACAAGATGTTCTGTCATCTGTGAGAAGTATTATTACCAGTGAGATTGAAGTCGACCTTTTGACAGTCGACACTGTCGCAATTTCGAATACGAGTGCTACGAAAAACTTTTCGATGGGTACAAGTCTATTCATGGACAATTCAGCTCCCAACATAGTTCTCGATGTCACGAAGGGTATTCGCTCCGAGCGTCTCTACGTGAATGATAAAATAGGTATCGCCGCACCCGCAGCGACCAACGAATTCCAGATTGGTCCCAACAATGAATTTACGATTGATAGGGATAACATTCACTTGGTGAACGCGAGGGGTAATGTCATCGCCAATAATGTGTTGTCGAGGTCAACGATGAGTGTGGGTAGCGAATTCAAGGTTGATAGAACTGCTTCAAATGTGTTGGCAGTTTCTGGAAACGTGGTGGCAACAAATGTGAATATCGACACTAAACTTGTCGTGGGAACTTCAGAAAATGTAGGTGCGAATGTAGCCGTCTTTCAGAACGGAAATGTCGTGATTGAAAATGGTACTTTCAAATTGTATGGTGACATGAACGTCTTCGGAAACGTATACATCAGTGAAACGACGACGTATCAAACAGTGCAAAACCTCGTCGTACAGGAACCAGTTATCATGATGGCGAACAACAACGTCGATGGTACTTTCGATAACGCACTCATCATGGTTGAAGATGACCATGAGGCGAACCTTGTTATTGGGTACGATATGTCGGCACAGGAATTTGTGATGACTCGTTCATTCATGGGTCCATCTGATACTCTAATTACCTTCGACACATCAAACACAGTGAACTTACACGTGTATGGTCAGATGTACACCGATGGAAGTGTGGGTGTTGCGAACACCTCACCCGTTCACACAATGGATATTGGTTCGAATGTCTACTTCGAGGACACTGGCTCAAATGTCATGCACTCCAGTGGTAATGTGTACACACAACGCCTTGTCGTTGGAAGTGGGGGTATAAGTGTTGGTAGTCTACTCACAATGAGTCCAGGTTCTGTGACACCAGTTGTCATTAACAGTAATGTCCAAATGAATGCTTTGCGTACGACTGGTACAGCGCCATCGGGTATCGCGAACACATCTCCAACTGATACACTCTCCATAGGTTCCAAAATATTCGCAAACATTGAAGCTGAGAACACACTTACGATTGTTGGTAATGTCGAAGCGACAAATGTTGTGACACAGATTCTCTCTTCTGAGGACAGTTTAACGGTACACGCAGATAGATACGGTGGAAACAGTACGTCAAACGTATTGACTCTTAAATCGGGTCCAACTGCGTCTAACGTAAGCTCTATCGAAGTCTATGGTGCCAGTACTTCGAACACACATCAAAACATTCGTTTCAAAACCAAAAACACCGAACGCATGCGTATCGCATCTAACGGTAAAATTGGTATAGCTAACACAAATCCCACGGAGGCTCTCACGGTGTCTGGTCATGTTCATGTGACGGGAACTAGTGCTGTTGTATACGGGAACACGTGGGGTTCCAAGGGTATGCGCATGTACTCCGAACCCTCCGTGGGACAAAACAAAATCGAAAACATCGTGGCGGCTGGGAAGGGTCTCAACATTTACGCGAGTAAGACGTCCACTATGGGTGGCCCCAAGGTAACCATTCTCGAAACGAGTAATGTGGGTATTGGTGTGACAAACCCAGTGGGTCGATTACATACATCGGGTGGAACGGTCTTCATCAATAATCAACCAGTGAGGCGAAATGGATTCAACCACCAGGGAACGCCCCTAGTCGTGACAAACACCTTTCCCATCAACAACACCACTGTGGATTTGGCGGATGTCATGCACTTGACACGTGAGGGTACGTCTGTGCGTGACGGTGTGAGGGCGACATTCAAAATGGGTAAGTTTGACAACACAGTTGGAAAATCGAAATCTAAACTCGATATATTCCTGGCTGACGACCGTTACACGGATGGGACGGAAGTTCTGACTCTGAGAGCAGATGGACGTGTGGGTATCGGTACGACCCAACCATCTGCCCACCTTGAAGTGTATGCCACAGGGATAGGAAATCCTGCGGGAAACACGGGTGAGGGTAACGGTATATTGGTACATAACCACGAATCAGCTGGTGATGCCATCATAGCCATGCAGACAGATGAAGCCTCTGGTAACGCATTCACATCGTACATTCAAAGTGATAACGACACTGCCCTCACGGGTTGGTCGGTGGGTGTCACAGGTGATTCGAGTGATTTCAGGATTACACAGGATTTCGAAAAAGTCTCCAACCCTACGGCGACTGTCATCTACATCGATGGTGCTAACCAAAATGTGGGTATAGGCACAGACGCGCCACGTGATAAATTGGAGGTGAATGGAAACGTTGTCGTTGGAAGCAAACTTACATTTGGGGGTCTTGCGGGTGATGAATATGGAAACACCTTTTTCTTGGAGAGAAGTTGGGATCCCGATTTCGATAAAAATGAACTAGTGATTTTTAAGGGTAATAAAACAGCAACCGCACCAAATAGTGCTGGTCCATCTAGGATTAGACATATCGCGGGTGAACACATTTTCCAGACATACACAAATGACCAACAAACATTGGACGACCTCATTGGTACACCTGGTGACCCAGGTTCACTTGGAGAGGCAACGGGTGATGTACCTCTCTGTATCACTGATTTAGGAACAGTTGTGATAGGTGGAACTCGCGCAGATGCCGCAGCTGCAGCTGCACGCCCAGGTACTAAACTCATCGTAAATGGTGACATTGAGTTCGCTGGTGCGGGTACATTCAAATTAACTGGTTTTGATTTCTTAACGACTACTGGCGCTTCGTCAAGAAACATCATCAGAAGTGTATTAAATGGTGTTGTTCGTCGACCATTGACTTTTACACACGGAGATACTGTTAGTCAAGTGGAATTCGCGCGATTCGACGAAGCTGGTCGTCTTGGTATAGGTACAGATGCACCAGACTCCAATGTTCACCTCTATGATTCTCGTACGACTGACATTGATATGCTCAAACTCGAGAGTCCTGGTACAAATAAGAAGACTGGTATGCTCCTCTACACAACCGATAACTACGGTGGCTATGTGAGGGGTTTCCGAAACTCGACACACACAACATCTGGTATCACAATTGGTGCGACTAACAACGGTTCGGAGGCTGACGGACTTCACATTGTTCATACGAGCAATGTGGGAATCGGTACGGTAAATCCAATGACCCAATTCCATGTCTATGATGGTTATGGACGCATCGAGGATTCCTCGAGTAACGCCGTATTGGAGTTTAAGACCACAGGGGGACTTTCGAATGTGTATGGAGACACACTCGGAAATGTCTACATACAACCAGCTTCCACAGAAACTTTTGTGAAAAGTAACTTGACTGTTCGCAATAACTTGACGGTTCAAGGTGAAATTGACCTCGGTAACCTGGTGGCCGTTGGTCTCGGTGGTGCCACCGCCAACACGGAACTCCACGTCAATGGTGGTATCATCACAAACTCTGACCAGGTGGCGTGCAAGAGGTATTCGAACACATTTTCGATAACATCAGGTAACGGCCAGGATATTCAGTTGATGTTCAAACCTGGGACATTCTATGCAAAGGTTGTGGCTGTATTGAGGGAAACCTCTGATGTCAGAAACACGAGTACTTTGATTTTGGAACTTTCTGGTGGTACACACAATGGTTCAACAGCATCGATGTATGACATCGCCATAGGTACCAAGAATCTCTTTGGGGCAACCAATAGCTATCCTTGGAGTCCCACTGTTACGACGGGTACACGGGGTGTAGACATTCGTCCTAACACAAAGGATACAGGGCGAAACTACAACTATGACATCTCAGTTGAGTTGACTACAGGTGTCAATGGGGGTCTCGATAAGATTACGAAAAATATTAACGATATCAATACAGACCTTGATGGTGTGGGTGGTCAGCAGACTCTCGGCACATTCACATACTAAATTTACTATGAGGGGAGACCCCACGGTAGATTCAATACACATTTACGCCCTGATGGAATCAGAGACGGCTAGTATAATCACGCCAGCAATGAAAGCCATGATGACGTAATTCAATTCAGTTTCTTCGCGACCGACTTGAGGCTTCACCTCTTCGGTCTTGGACTCCACGACAGGCTGCTTCGGCCTGACGGGAGGTTCCAAATCCTCCAGCGGACAGTACGCTATCATTTATATACTAATCAGAGATTAATTTCCGTCTTCTTCTTTCGACGAGTTCTCTTGGTTTTGGTAGCACCCCCAACGTTGACCTCCTTAACCTCACCACCAGTGGATTCCCCAGAGATGGAGACAATGTCGGAGAGGTCATCATCCTCATCCTGCACAGAGGCGTCCATCGCTTGAGGGGGTGTCGTGTTCATGGGTGGGGGTGGAGGCATCATGATACCACCCATCAGACTGGAGATGTCTACACCTGGACCCTGCATCTCATACTGGCCCGCACCCGTCCCACCAATGGGACCCTCAGTTGGGGGACCCGTGGGAGAGCGAGTCGTGTTCTGAACCGCCGCCATCATGTTCTTCACCAGGTCGGGGTTCTGCTTCATCACATCGTTCATGTTGGGCATCACCGACTTGAACATACTGTTGGTGAGGTGGAACATCATCGCCGAACCACCCAACATCATGATGAGCTTCACCTCTGGGGCGACGCTGACCTTCGAGCGGTACTTGACGTACAACTCCTCAAAGACACCATCATAGTCATCAACATTCTCCATCACGGACTCAGACCAACCCTCAAGCTGAATCTCGAAGGGGTTATACCGCTTGTTAAGGAACTCGAGGCCAGTCACACAGGCCACGAGCATGCGTCGAGAGAATCGGATAGACTGCTCAACGTCGATACTGTAGGTGATGCGCTTCACCTCAGACCTCAGCTCCTCGACGTTCGAGTAGGCATTGAGTCTCTTGTTTACAGCGAACCCCTTCTTCTCCAGGCGCCCAAGCTTATTAATCAAGTCCGCCTTCTCTTCATCCACCGAGGTGTACCCCTTAGAGGGCTGCTCCTCTTGACTAGGTGGCTCATCGTCATCATAGAAGGTGGGTTCCTCATCTTCACCATAGTCAATCTCCTCATTTTGTTGGGGTTGAGCAGGTTCAGACTGCTTATTGGGGTTCACGAACGCATCCATCGCCTCCTGATGTTGAGAAGGAGGTGGGGGTCTGAACGCCGTCTTCGTAGGGCGTGGCACAGGTTTGGGACGTGGCGCTGAAATCTGAATCTCATCCATCAGAGCCTGTTCGTCAGCATCGAGTTTCATCACAGTCGTGCTTCCACGGTCGAGTACGATTTCCTCGTCCATCTACTCTCTATATGGAAACTAAAAAAATACCTTTAACGCACTTTAAAAAAATATAAACCTATAGTAAATGTTCAAGTTTAACAAGGCTGACCGTAATGCCCTCATGTCCATCACCGTTCTGTTGATGATCATCTGCGTCCTGGCCATGACTCGTGGACCCGCGAGCAAGTACCAACCCAGGCCAATCAAGATTAAGACTGTCAGTGAGAAGTCCATCTTCGACCTCGAGAACAAGGTTGAGTGTACCCCTGGTTACAAGGATGGTAGCGCCTACACCAAGAGCCTCACCCCAGGTGGTCTCTGTGGCGCCCAAGGTCTCGTCTCCGACCTTGCGGGCTATGAGATTGAGGAGGGAATCGGCGGATCTTTAATCTGAGCTAATAGAAATGGCTCTCATCACTTCGCCAACGGATACCATTCCCGACCTCAACTATGAGTATCATACAATCACTATCGATACGATAGGACAGGATAGCGCTAACACGTTCACGTGTTACTTGAGTCAGCCCGTAAAGAATGTTGTACAGGCCAGGCTTCTCGCGGCGCGTATCAACACGACCGCGGACACTGAACACTGCTACATCTCCATCGAGCAGTTGGACTCCATCTTTACTGACCGTGCTTCCAATGTCTACGAGGGACAGGCACCCTTGAGTGTTCTTCGTAACTCGTTCGCGAGTCTGGTCAAGGATGAAAGCACCACTGTGACTTTCAAGGATAACTACCCCGTCGTGACCCAATATATCGACCCCATCCGCCGTATCGACCGTCTCAACGTGACCATTCGCAACGAGGACGGCCTCACCATCGAGAGAGCGAGTGCTAGTGACAAAAACTTTCTCGTCATTCGTTTCGTGTGTAGAAAACCCAATTTGTAATTTTCTCCATTTAAAGTAGTATTACCATGTCTGCAGGCATTGTTCAATTGATTGCGATAGGCGCCCAGGATGAATATATCATGGGCAACCCTGAAATTTCGTTCTTCAGTTCAACATTCAAAAGGCATGCTAATTTTTCACAATCCATCGAAAAGCAAACAATCCATGGAGCGGTGAAAAACAATTCAATGTCCAGCGTTCAATTCGAGCGCGCTGGCGACCTTCTCGGCTATGTCTATTTTACTCTAGATGACATGACCCAAGCTCTCGATATTCAGCGTTGGGACACCATCATCGATAAGGTAGAACTCTACATCGGGGGTTCCCTCATCGATAGTCAAGATGCCATTTTCACAGAGAAAATTGCCATCGACACCTTTGCACAAAACGTGTCAAAGAGTGCTATAGGTACACACCCCGGTGTCAGCGCTCGCTCATACTTTTACCCCCTCCGTTTCTTCTTTTGTGAAGGTCCTCAATGCGCACTCCCCCTCGTAGCCCTAAACTATCACAACGTTGAAATTCGCATCCATTGGGCGACAGCCGCTTCAAACTACAACGTAGAGTGCTACGCCAACTATTACTATCTCGATAATGAGGAGCGTGGTAACATCGCGGCGCGTAAACATGACCTTCTCATCACCCAAGTCCAAAAGAATATCGCTTCGCGTGCATTAACCCAAGAACTCACGTTCAACCACCCCGTGAAGTATCTCGCATCGTCGGACACGACTGTGGATGGCGCACTCACGTCCCCTGCCAATAAAGTCAAGTTGAACATCAACGGCCTCGATGTCAGTAATTACAGATGGGGTAAACCTCACTTCATCGATGTGACAAACTATTACCACACAAACTTCGTGACTTCCCCTGATTTCTTCCTTTACTGCTTTTGTCTCTCCACAAGCTCCCTCCAACCCACAGGCACCCTCAATTTTAGTCGTTTAGACTCTGTCAAAATCATGAGTGAGACTATGTCCATCAATGACCCTATATATGCAGTCAACTACAACATCCTCCGTATCGAGAATGGTATGGCGGGTCTCCTGTACGCGAATTAAAATACCATGCTATAGTAAATGGTCAAGAACATACCTACGATTGAGCGGTCTACCAAAATTCGGTTTGGTAGAAATGTACCCGACTCCGATGTTCAGGCTGAAAATACGATCATTTTTAACGCCAGTAACACACTGGTGACTACCCCAAACAGTGGAAGTATCTACATGTCACCTGTGAGGTTTAGGAATGATATTATTGACCCGAACATCGTACTAATGATGTACAACCGTGCGACGGGTGAGTTATCAGAATCTGGTGAAAGTGCTAACGCTCTTGTCGGTGGTCAGTCATTCCAAGCTACTTCCGACCGCGGTAACACATCTTCGAACACCTTACAGTTTACAAATTTCAATACAAGTCTCGTGACCAATGGAAATGTGGGTATCGCAAACACACAACCACTCCACTCCCTGAGTGTTGGTTCTAACCTCTACGTGAGTGACACGGGAGCGAATGTCCTCGTCGTGGCTGGTGGTGTCTCCATCGGCGGAAATCTTGTCGTATCTGGGGGTGTCACCACCATCTCGAGTCAGAATCTCACAGTTGATGATGGCATCATAGAACTTGGAAGAAACAATGTGTCTGGAGATTCGACTTTGGACTTGGGACTTATCATGTCTCGTCCTACTTCGAATATCACCGTTGGATTTTTGGAAAGCTCCGAAGAAATTGTTTTGGCATACACCCAAAGTAGCGCCGATAACGCTACCATCACACCCCTCACCTCCCAAGATATCAATGTTCACGTGTATGGTCGCCTCTATACTGAAGCCAATGTCGGTGTGTTGAACACTGACCCTATGCACACCCTCGATGTTGGTTCGAATTTGTACGTAGATGAGTTCGGCTCAAATATCCTGGTCGTCTCTGGAAACACGAATGTCACTGGCGACCTAACAGTGGACACGGATACTCTCTACGTTGACTCAGTGTCCGACAGGGTTGGTATAAAAACCACAAATCCTCAAGTAGAACTCCACATTGTGGGGAATGCGTATGTCTCATCGAACCTGACCGTCGATGGTGACTTAACAATTGACACAAATACTCTCCATGTTAACGCCGCTACTGATAAAGTTGGTGTGAAGACCACAAGCCCTGATGCGGAACTCCACGTTGTGGGGAATGCGTACGTGTCCTCAAACTTGACTGTGGATAATGATACGTTCCACGTGGATGCGGAGAACGACTCTGTCGGAGTCGGGACTAAGAACCCCGACGCCAAACTTCATGTCGTTGGTAATGTGTACGTGTCCTCAAACTTGACGGTGGATAATGATACATTCCACGTGGACGCTGTGAACCAAAGGGTTGGTATTGAGACCAAGAACCCCGATGCCGAATTGCATGTCGTTGGTAATGTGTATGTGTCTGATGACCTCACTGTTGCCACGAACACACTTCACGTTGAAGCTTCTACTGAGCGCATCGGTATCAAAACAAAAACACCTGATGCCGAACTTCACATTGTTGGGAATGTGTATGTAGCGAGTGATTTAACTGTGGATAACGACACGTTTCATGTGGATGCTACAAACCATTCCGTCGGTATTGAAACAAAGAATCCTAACGCCAACCTGCACGTCGTGGGTAATGTGTACGTTAGCTCCGACCTCACGGTGGACGGGGACACCCTTCACGTCGATTCCACTAATGACCATGTAGGTATCAACACCAAAACGCCAGATGCGGAGTTACACATCGTTGGCAATGCTTATGTGTCTTCTGACCTCACTGTGGACACTGATACCCTCCATGTGGATGCTGCGACCGATTCCGTTGGTATTGGAACGGTGAACCCCAACGCCAACCTACACGTCGTTGGTAATGTGTACGTCAGCTCTGACCTCACGGTGGACACGGATACCCTCCATGTGGATGCAGGGGATAAGTCCGTGGGACTTGGAACGGTGAACCCTCATGCCAACCTTCATGTGGTCGGAAATGCCTACGTCAGCTCTGACCTCACGGTGGACACGGATACCCTCCATGTGGATGCGGGGGACAAGTCCGTGGGACTTGGAACGGTGAACCCTCATGCCAACCTTCATGTTGTTGGAAACGTCTATGTCAGTTCTGACCTCACGGTGGACACGGATACCCTCCATGTGGACGCTGCGACAGATTCTGTTGGTATTGGGACAGTTAACCCAACATCCAACTTTCATGTGGCTGGTAATGCCTATGTGAGTTCCAATACAACCACTGATGGTACCCTCACCCTTAACCACCCCACAACTGCCATCCTTACTGACCTCACCTCAAATGTTGAAGTGAAACTGGATCAACTGGCGAACGTGAGCATCAATACCACAGACGTTGATGAGTCTCTGAGAAGTGACCATGTCCTCGTCTATGACGGTGTAAACTGGGTAAATGAGTATCCAGCTCACAACTACATCCGTTTTTACAACGATAGTGGTGCGACTTTGTACTCTGGTAACTGTGTGTACATCGTGGGACATCATAACGCAAACCTTGTCGAGGTGGGTCTCGCGAGTGCGACAAGTGCAGATACGATGCCTTCTATTGGTATCGTGTATAATACCTCGGTTGCACAGGGTGACCAAGGTGTCGCTGTCGCCTACGGTAAAGTGAATCAAATGGACACGTCAGGTTTCCTCGAAGGTGATACCCTCTATGTGAGCAACGTGAATGCTGGTCTCCTTTCCAATGTGAAACCCTATGGTGTCGACCTAGACCTCATCCAAAATATTGGTGTCTGTACAAGGTCTCACCCAACTTCGGGAACCATCTTCGTCACTGGTATCGGTCGTTCCAACGACATCCCCAACGCTCGTATCGTTCTCGATGAAGGGGATATCAATTATGTGTACGTCAACGACCAAAACAACGACCTCAAAAAAATTGAACCCTCAAACCTCCTCACCCAACTCCAAACTCTCGAACAGGTTTCCGCAGCTGGAAACACGACATCGAACATCATGTCGTTCACAAACTCGACCACGAGTATTGTGACGTCCTCAAATGCCATAGTGGGTGGAAACATCTCGGTCGCAGACCTTGTCGACCCTCTAAAAAAACATTTACCCATGGTCGATAGTGATGGTTTCTTTGAAAAGTCTCCTGTATATATCGAAAAATCCTCAGGTAAATACGTGATTTCAGCATCGGAAGCCGAATTCTTGGGAAATATCACACTGAGTGGTAACACCACCATTCTCAATTCAGATTCCGTGACGATTTCTGACCGCATATTCGGTGTCGCTGCGAACAATTCAGCTTCCCAGTTGGACAGTGGTTTCATGATTGAACACCAAGAAGGTGACCCCCTCGAGTATGCCAACGTTGCTCTCATCTACCACGCCGATGAACACCGCTTTTCATTGAGCTACACACAAAATACTTTTACGGATAACCATATTCTTCATCTCGACGATGCCGATCACAGAATGCTCATAGACTTGCACGGAAATGTTAATGTACGTCACAACTTGGTAGTTCAAGAGACTATGAATGTTGTTGGTACATCCTTACTAAGTGGAGACCTCACTGTGGGTGGAGCCTCCAACCTCTTTGTGGATGTGAGTACCTCCAATGTCGGTATCAACGAGGGGACACCCCTGCGAAACCTCGATGTCAATGGGGACATGAGGGTACAAGATACCACTGATACAGCTTCCACGAGTGGAGGCGCTCTCGTGGTTTTGGGTGGTTTGGGTGTGGCTTCAAACATCCACTCTACAAATGTCTACGCAGCCTCTCATGTGGGTGTGGGTACTGTGACAACCACCAGACCTGTACATGTGATGGCGAACGGTGCGGGTGGTATATACATCAACGGTGACGGTAACGATGCTCGGGTCACCCTCGAAGCCACTGGAATTACAGCAGACCCAGTAACATCCTTCACTGTCAACGGAGGTGAGTCCTTCTCGGTGGGTATCGACAACTCCATCAACGACACATTCAACATCTCGAACCATGCATCGGACGTGGGAACAAACGTGAGGGTCAAGGTGACTCCCGCAGGTATCACGACCATCACGAACGCTACGAATGCCACTTCAAAGTCTACAGGCGCCCTCATCCTTTCAGGTGGTGGCTTAGGTGTGACTGGGGACATCCATGGTAGGAATGTCTTCATTGAGGATGTGGTGTCCAATAGTGTGGCCGTCCTTGACACCACCAACGCTACATCGAAGACTACGGGTGCCGTGAGAATTTCTGGTGGCCTAGGTGTCAGCGAAAATATCCACGGTAAGAATGTCTTCATCGAGGATGTGGTGTCCAACAGTGTCGCCGTCCTCGACACCACTAACGCTACATCAAAGACTACGGGTGCTGTAAGAATTTCTGGTGGCCTAGGTGTCAGTGAAGATATCCATGGTAAGAATGTCTTCATCGAGGATGTCGTTTCCAATAGTGTCATTATTTTAGACACGACAACTTCTGACTCTACAACCACAGGCGCCCTTCGGGTCACAGGTGGTGTGAGTACCCAAGAAAACCTGAACGTCGGGGGTGTCACCAAGGTTTGGGATGCGACAGATGCCTCATCTACGACCACAGGCGCCCTCCAAGTTGTGGGTGGTCTCGGTGTTGTCAAGAGTATACACGCCGCTGATGCAACTTTCGAAAGTGTTGGTGTGACTGACACAACGCATGCAATCTCCAGAACAACAGGTGCCGTGACCATCGCGGGTGGCCTCGGGGTCTCCACGAATGTCCACGCCGCCAATGTCTATGTCACAGGGGGTCTCATCACAAACACTGCGGGGGTCACGAAGAAGACCTATAGTTTCTCGAACATCGTGACAGCTGGAGGAACTGCTCCCGAGATCAACGTGTACTTTACTTCGAATGTGTTCTACTCCAAGATGACAGCACAGCTCGTGGATGATACAGATGAAGTGAGTACCCTAGTTCTCGAGATGGCGGGTGGTGGTCGAAATGGGACGGTACCCACTAAAAATATTAAGGTTGGTACGAAGAATATTTTCGGAGATGCTTCATCAACACCTTGGAGTTCAAATGTGTTGGTGGCACCGAATCGAATCATGATCACACCCTCAGGTGCTTTGACAAACTCTGGTAATTGTCACGTGTTCATGGAATACACATCAGATGTTTCCTCAGGTGGTGTCTCCAACGTACAATTCGATTACGACCAACACGTCATCACGTTTGGATACTAAATAAATTTTGTACGGTACTTATAAATGGCACAGACGAACGTTCAAGCCTTTTCAGGAGATGTTGAGATTTCGGGTGAGACCGTTTTGGGTACGGCGACGTATAGGAAACGGAGGGACTGGAATAGGAACGCACTCGCCTATGTGTATTTGGGTAATGTAAAAACAAACACTACCACGGGTATTCGTCTCGATGTAAGCCTAAACAATTCAAATTCTGGATACCAGATGTACCAGTTCCAAATTACTTTACAGGGTAATGACCCGGATCACGAGGGTGGTAGGTTGGTGTATTCGGTACAGGGTACACAAAATTCCTCCGTCTTAAAAGCCATTGACATAGGATACGTATACGTTGGAGATGGTGGGCAATTTGAATTCCAGTTGTGGCTGAAAGACCCTACCACAAATGAAACTGGTAATATGGACGCATACCTGAACTGCCAGGGCTACTACAATTTTGATACAGGGGTTTCGGATGTCGCACAAGGGGGTGCCGCACCCACGAACTTTCAAGACGGTACCGTGGGTGTTTTGGTAGATAGTTCAGGCAACGTCGGCATTGGGATGACGACACCCGAACACGAACTCCATGTTAAGGGTTCAGGTGGGGTGAGAATCGGAGTGGAATCTACATCTGGCTATGGTGGTTTAGAAATTGGAGGAACTAATGGTGGTTTAATAGATTTTAAAACCCCATTTTCGGATGATAACGATGTCCGTATCATATATAACGGTAGCGATCTACGTCTTACTGGGGCCAATGTTAATATTAATGAAGCATTACATGTCACCGGCAACGTCGGCATCGGGACGGATACTCCGG